TTTTTTTTTTCAAGCAGAAGACGGCATACGAGATTGGTCAGTGACTGGAGTTCAGACGTGTGCTCTTCCGATCTAATTCTGCTCTTTTTTAATGATGGAAATGCTTCAGCTAACAACTGGTTGGCACTCTGGTCCTTGGCCATAATTGCTTCTGCCAACTCAGGTGCCTGTTGAGCAATTTCTTCCAGGGAAATAACATCGTAATACCTGTCAATTTTACGGCACCAATAAGTGCCTAAAATTCCGTTGCCATACATTTGGACATTGTTTGCTAGGATCCCAACCTCACGATTAAACTCTGTCATTTCAGACATAGTCCATTTCATAAACTTTCCTACCAGGGCTGAAACCCTGGAGTCCGTTGCTTCTGTTGGAACGGCACGAAGGTTGCCCCCTGATACTGCCCGTTTCATCATGGCAACATCTGCACCCACAATTTGGTCAATTAAGCCAACTGCCTGATCACTGGCCCCAGGCCAAGGGAATGCAGTTGGGCCTTCTTTCCTGTTTGTCCTGTAATTCCTACCAGGCCAGGCACCAAAACGAGAGTCCCTTGCAGTATCGGATTTGTCCTTATAGTAGGATAAATTATTCCTGCATCTTTCCAGGTCACCCTGGAGAAAGTTTATGTCAGGTTCTTCAGTGAAAAGTTGCTCGTTGGGTTCATCCATCAACCCCCAAGTATAAGTTAAATTCCCCAACTTTAGACTTAAACTTGGCTAGGGCTGATTGCTCTGCCCGTTGAATAACCATTTTATCAGTCCCACAAAAATCTGCTATTTCTTGTAGGGTCATTTTGGGGTAGTCAGAACCAGGGGTTGTTAGTGATGCATTCCTAATTACAAGGTAATTAAGCAGTGTGTCTATTCGTTCTGCCCTGGATACCTTTGACTCAAAGCACTCTTGCAGTTTTTTCATCAACTAATTCCAGGGTAACCTCTTGTTTCAACTTAAAAAGATAACCTGGTTTTTTAACGGCAATAAGCGTTATGCCATCATACTCCACCTGAATTAACCTGGCATTTACAAGCAACCTGGTAACCTTGGCATTCTGATAACGGGGGAACTTATTGGATGGACCCTTTAGCCTGCGTTTTATCGTGCTTACACTTATATCCAGTTTCTTACTTATTTTAGAGTAGGATAAACCTTCATTCCGTAAAACCTGAAGTTCTTCTTTTGTCGCTTTATGCATATTGCTTCTTTGTCAGTGGTTTAATGTTAGTTTTTTTAACCAGGTAAAAAGGGGTAAAACCTGAATGAGAAACATACCCTTTTTCCTGTAAGTGCTTCAAAGTGGTGTATCCGTGAATAACTGCCTCCTGGTCCTGAATTTGTTTACCCATGTTGACCAGGGGAGTGCTGACAAAAGCATAGTAGTCAGGTTGGTACTTTAAGGTTGTCGCTTTTACATTGATAGAAAACGAGTCCTTATCACTCGTTTTTACATCAAATGTTTTCCCGTTATTTAATCGAAAGTCATACCACTTTGAACTGGTTCCCGTGTGGGTCCTGGTTTCCCAGGTAAAGTCAGGGAAGAAATTAAAGAACTTAGCAAAGGCTAATTCACCTATGCATCCCTGCAAACTGCTCTGAATGGTAATACTGGGTTTTTTGTTTATCCGATTATTAGAAGCACGAAGAGTGGATATGATAATCAGGTGTTCAATCTCGTTAGCATCAATTGTTATTTTATGCATATTAGTAACCTCCAGATTCTGTAATCCTAAGTTCAGAGTCTTCCAGGTAAGAATAATTACCTATCGCAACATATCGAAGGCAGTCAGGTGGATCCTTGCAGACCCCTTTTAAACCATCATCAATCTTGTAGTTCATACAACAAAACAGAGTGTTTCCAACCTGGTCAGAAAAGAACAACCTGGGTTTGTTTACCAGGTCAATTGGTTTGCTTTTGTCATAGGACAAAAGGGAATTAATTGCCTGCAAACCATCCTCAATCGGTAACCCTTCGGCAGGGTAAACATTTATATTGTGGTCCTGTAAGTCACTAATAATATTACTGGTCCCTTCGCTTTTAGCGTAGGTTGCAGATCCCATCCTGGGGTCAATTATTATATCCACATCATCCGTGCAACCCAGTATCTCATCATCCGATATGCCCTTGAGCATATCTCTGATGATCTTTGCATAATCCCCTATCCCGTTGCCATTTGGTTTAGAAGCATCCCCTGGAACACCCTTTTCACCCCTGTCCAGGTCTGCCCATTCTCCAACATCCACACCAGGCCACTCCTTTAGTACCCAGTGGACCCCAAATACATCAATGGCAACCAGGAGCATAAACCAGGACTTACTGCCTGCAGGGTCAATACTCAGCACATACTGGCAGGGGTTATTCTTCTTATCCTTTATGCAGGGTATGTCCTGGTGCTTCTTTACCACCCTGTCATCCAGGTTAACAAAAGTAGTGTTGCTCGGTTTAGTTGGTAATCCGTAGGCCCTGGTTAAAACTTCATCCCGTCTTGCCCCCTCCAACTGCATTTTCATGGCAGGCCATCCCCCATAGGGATTGTCTGCCGTGTGAAAATATAATATCTGTGCGTTTTTGCGTACGGGTTGCTGAATAATTGGCACCCGTTCTCCAGGTAATAATTCTGCTTCCCTGTCTTCCAGGGTAACTGCCCCTGATAGAAAACTAGCAACCACATTGGTCCATCCTGAAATTGTTGTAAAGGTACTGATCACCCTGGCAGGGATCCCTGTTTTTGGATCTGCCCTGGATAGGCAACGATAACGAGCAGTGTTTAGAAAATTTTGGGGTACTTCTTCGTCAAACCATACCCCGATATTATGAGTGCCAGGTTTAGCCTGCTCCTTACACCCTACTTCACCCCCTTCAATAGTCTCAATGTTTTGGGACCAATTACGGAATACACAGGTGCTTCTATTGGGTAAAATGAAACTGCTGGAGGTATAGCCATTTTTCTGTGAGTATGAGACATAATGAACCCTACTTCTACCCAGGTTCTTAAATTCAGCAGGTAGGTACTTATGCACCACTGCCTGCTGATTCGCTATGCTATTCTGACTGGTAGCAGTAAAGCACCATATCACACTGCCAGGGTTTGCTACCAGGGACTGTACTACCCTCTTCGCAATTATTTCGGTCTTTCCCGAACGATTGCCTCCGAGTAAGAGCAGTTCTGCCTTTTCTTCCAGTATAGCATCCACTTTTTTCCAGTGTGGTAATTCTGTACCATATCGAAAAGGGTCTTCCCGTTCCCTATCAATAGCACCTTCTCTCCGTTCCCAATATTCCAATAACCTGTCAGCACCCATTTGAATCTGCTCCTCCTGGGATGGAATTTTTAAAATTGGATGTGGGGTCCAGTCTAGTGCCATGTTGCATATTGTAACAAGGTTCCAACCCCACGCATAGGGTTGTCCAGTATTGTCCATATGTTGATAAAAGCAGGTTTGTTAGACATGAGGTTTTTAACCTGTACACCCCATGTACACCAGGGAATGCATGGTACGCTAAGGGAATGCCCTTAATATCCCCTTGACAGGTTTTAAAGTTGTTAACCGATAACTACTAGGAATTAGTGGTTGATCTGTAACCCCCGTCAGTACAGGGCTAAACGGGTTTTTACCCCCCCCCTGGCTAATTGTGAAAATTTTTTCATTTGGGGGAATCGGTCTTGGAATCGTAAATCGTTGATAATCAAGACCCCCCCCTCCCCTCCATCCTGACAGAAACTGACAGACAATTATTAATTAAACACCTAAATGCATGATAATAAACAACCTACAATTCTGTAGCACTAGATATAATATGCAGTTAATTCTGACAGGGGGGTGTATTTTCCCTGGCACCCTAGACGATTGAAAAACTTTTGAATATCCTTGCACCAATAAAATGAGCAAAACAATCAACCTGAACCAACCTGCCTGGGAAATTACCCTGGAAAACATTGTAGTCCCTGGTCATTCAATTGAGCAGGCAATCACTAACGCACTGGGTCATCTATCAGATAAGTTCCTACAGGGTGAATTACCCCTGGTAGTCTCAGCAACCAAAATTAAGCATGATAGCACCACTGAAACCAACCAACACTGAATTACCTGACATGGTCCTG